GCCTACTGCTGGGTGCTGATGGACAAGCTGGCGGCGCATTACGGGGCCACCAAGGAGGGCATCTATCAGGAGGAGATCCGGCAGATCGCCGGGGTCAGCGACATCGTATGCGTGCAGGAAAAGGCGGCGGACGAGCTGATGCGCCGGTGGAGCGGACGGGGGCTGGGCTGGATGGCGGAAAAGGCACCCAGCAAGCTCCAAGGCTGCGCCAACGTGACGCTGTGGTACGGTTCCTCCACCTACGACACGGAACAGATGGCCCGGCTCATTGACCGGGTGGTGGAGGACTGCCGGGAGGCGGGGATCGAGACCATGACCCCGCAGCAGCTGGCGGCGCTGAAATCCCAATGGGGGGAGGCGCAGCCCATTGGATGAGAGACGATGCTTTTTATGTGGGCGAAACGGGGCGGAGGATCCGCTGGACCTGCACCACATCTTCGGCGGCGCATACCGGAAAAAGAGCGAGAAATACGGCCTTGTGGTGTATTTGTGCCACAGGAGGTGCCACATCTTCGCACCCAGCGCCGTACACCAGAGCACAGGGCAGATGCAGCGCCTGAAGCGCTACGGCCAGTTAAAGGCCATGCAGGAACAGAGATGGACGGAAGATGACTTCCGCCGTGAATTTGGAAAAAGCTATTTGTAAGGAGGAAAACGATGGTAAACAGAATGATTTTGCAGGGGCGGCTTTGCTCTGACCCCGAATTGCGCCGCACCAACAGCGGAACAGCGGTGTGCAGTTTCCGTGTGGCATGGAGCGAGAAGGTAAAGGACAGAGAAACGAAGCTGTTTCTCCCCTGCGTGGCATGGCAGAGCACGGCGGAGATGATTTGCAAGCACTTTGCTAAGGGCAAGGAGATCGTCGTGGAGGGCAAACTTTCCAGCCGGGAATACGAGGATAACAGCGGCAACAAGCGCACGGTGGTGGAGCTGACGGCGGACCGGGTACATTTCTGCGGCAGCAAGGACAGCGCACCACAGAAGCCCGCACAGACATTCGAGGAGATTTCCGAGGACGACGGCGATTTTCCGTTTTAAGGCGGTGCGCCGATGCCGAACAGAATCATACGCGAGAGCATCTGCACCAGCGACAGCATAGATGGGCTTTCGTGGTTCGAGGAGGTCTTGTTCTATCGGCTGATTGTTTCTTGCGATGATTTCGGACGCTATGACGGA